TTTTCATCAAACAACCTTGTTGACATTATTAATATACACTCACTTTTTATTTTTTTTAGCTTTTTCATTTTTTTCGTTTTTTTTTTTTTTTTTTTTGATCATTTTTGGCCAAAAAAGTGCCGTTTTTTTAGCTTAGACGAAGAAATCATTTTTATAGATAATCAAAATTTATTATATTATGATATATGAAGCGAAAAAAATTAATTAAAATGTCATTTTTGAATTGTTTCCTATTCGGTTTTTTTCAAAATTGTTGAAAATGACCAACAGCAACCCATAAAAAAACGCTGTTTATTTAATTCCTTACCATAGTCAGTAAGAGGGGGTGTTACCGGTAAAAGCCGGAAGAAAAACCGCACTCGTAAACGCTAACAAAAAAAAATGATCACTCGCCCAGTTTGTTACGACGTTATGCTCTAAATGGGTCAGTTACCATTTCTTATCATTTTGGTGTTTATGGTAAGGACGATTTTTTGGGCAAAAATCACTTTTCGCTTGATAGTAAGGTAACGCCCTCGGTGGGCAGCGAAATCGTTGAAAATAAATATTTCTCAACGCCCTTTTTGAGCCTTTTTTTGGAGCCTTTTTTTCGCCCGTTTTCGCCCGTTTTTCGCCCGTTTTTCGTGTTTTTTAGAGTTTTTTTCACTTTTTTTGAGCAAACTTTTTTAAGACATTTTAAAGCATTGTTGGTGTAAAAATTATAATGAAAAAATCTGCCGCTTACTGAAAGAAAAGTTTGCTCGTTTTTTTTCAAAACTTTTTTCAGATTTTTGATTTGGGACATTTTTAAAATGTCCTGAAACGATATTCGAAAAAAACTTTTAAATTTTTTTCATCAAACTTTCTGATTATGGTTTAACACTATATTTTTCATTATAAAAAATACCTAGGTACGAGACCTTAAAAGGCGAAATAAAGTTTACTCACTTTTTGCACTCAAAAAAGCCGTTTTTTGGGATATGGGGTACCGTATGAACTTTTGCGATTTTCATCATTTTTCATCATTTTTTTGCATTTTTTTTGCGTTTTTTCAAATTAATTTAAATAAATGAGATTATAAATGAGTTTAGAAACAGAAATTGATTTATCAAATAATTTTTTAGAAAACAATGAAAGTCCAGAAAATGAAAATATAATTATGAAGATTTTGTTATTATCGGGGTTTGTTGTTACGCAAAATATATCTGAATTAAATGGTATAATTATACCGCGAGATTTATTGATAAACGACGATAAATACGAATATGTCACGGAATATTTAGAAAAATTGAAAAAGCATAAATTATTTAGTAGTACATTTTTAACAAGTTTGCACAAAGGGGCGAAAGAAAAGCAAAAATGGCCGTTATTAAATTTAGTGAGACAAATATTAAAAGTTAATCATTTCGTGATGAAGCCTATTAGAAAATCAGCAGGAAAAACAAAATTGGGTAAAAAAAAATATATACGATATTTTTTAATAGAAAAGTTAAAAAAAATTAATGAATTATATACGTAAAAATAAATATTTAAAAATAATAAATATTTATAAGATGAAATCGCAACTATTGATTGGTGGTGGATCTTTGATTGGTTTAATTGGGTTGTATTTTGCTTGGGATTTTTATACCGGTAAAAATAATGTTGAAATGATTGTTACCGAAAAAGATGTGGACGATAAAGAATAATGACAATTGGTATTATAAATATGATTTTTAACGGTTTTTTGCTTTCTCTTCGGCAATTTTTGTATTAATTGTATGTCTGATATTATCAAGCCATAATGGACCGGTTGCCGGAGATTGGACGTGGCCCCAGTGCCAGCTACGCGGCCAAATTATACCGGATCTTGGAACATCCCAAGATGTAAGTTGTGTTTGGATATATTTATCGTATACCTTGAGTTTGATAGCGTCATCAGAATTTAATGGTGGGTTTCCCATATTTTCCATAATTTTATCCATATATTCTTTCATAATTTTAGCACGCTCTTCCTTTTCTTGTACAATAAGTTCAGTGTACTCTAATCGGAGTTTTGATAACTCTTCGCATAATTGTGCAGGATTTCCAATATCTTCCTCCTCTGATAACATTAATCTCGCTTGCGTCGTGGCTGTTTGAGCAATTTTATCGCGAATATCCTGTCTTAAAGATTTCCAATTGTCATTTAATTCTTGATGTGCAATAGTAAACTCTCTTGTAGTTTTGGCGTTGTTTGTAAGAATATCCATTTTAGAAACATATTTAACTTCAAATTTAACTTTAACTTTAACTTCAATTTTAAAATTATAAAAAATTGATATTTTTTTTTTGAGTTTAATAATTTATTAAACTCAAAATGGTAATCAAGAACTTTGAAATATGTCCATCTGATATTAAAATTGCTGTTAAAAAGATTAAGTATTTTCGCGTAAAAAGAAACCTAAAAAAATTTAGAAAGATTCCAGGGTATGGGTTGGGTCCAAAAAAGAAACAGACTTATAAAAAAAGGATGGATAAAAAAAGGAAGAAACAACTAAAAACCGCAAAATCTGCAGGTTTTAAGAAAAATAAAAAAATATGTGTGGCGATTGGTCAATATATTTATTACCCAATAATATTAAATATATTGATAACGGGTAAAATAAAAGTAAAATATTTCAATGATAATGAAGAAATATATTCATTAAAGGTGCTGAAAAGATTGGAGGAAAATGGTAAATATATAAAACAATTGTTAAGAGAAGAATGATAATATTATTGTAATATATTTTTATTATGTTATGGTATATGGCACAGTTTATATTAGGATTTGCAGCTGGAATTTATGTGGGAACACATTATAATTGTAAACCGGGATTAAGTTATGCATCGCAAACATTTGAACAATATTGCCCAAAACGCAATGAAGGTGATGAAAATCACGTACCCATAGTAAATAATGATGATATATTAGAAGCAGCAAATGAGAAAGTAAAGGATACAGCAAACGAAATAACATCAAAATTTAAGAAATGGTTTTAATATATCTAGGCTTTCGTATCCAATATAGCGAATTGGCGGTGGGTTGTGAAATTGTTTCATCAACAATATGCGTTATAGTATACATATCGTAAACTGACCAAGATAATTGATGTATATTAGCTTGTTTGAAGATATATAAATCATATATATCGTTTTCTGGTTTACGTGGATATAAATATTTTGATTCTATCTTATTTTTTTCGGCCATATTGCGAATGATTGTTTCAATATGCGGATCACCACCAAAAATATTAATTATTTCTTTCAATTCATTTAAATCTTCTTGTCTTACGTCACCATATCTAACGGCGTTCATATAAATATCCCATCTCGTTGATGATAACGGTAAAATATCTCTAAAATAAATAATATTATTTTCAAGATCACGATAAATAGGTGTTTTAAGCAATTTAATTTCACTATTATATTGTTTCAATCCAAGAAGTTGTAAAACAAAATTATTGGTGTGGAAACTATCGGGTTTAAGTATGCGTTTTTCTCCGTCCAAGAAAATAAGTATTTCTGGTTCCATGATAAATAATAATGACGTCATTATTATTTATAAAAAAAAATCAATTTATTAAGCCGAATATGAGAATTGAACTCACGACCTCCTGATTACAAGTCAGATGCTCTACCACTAAGCTAATTCGGCACAATATATATATATTGTATTATCTTTAATATGTTTTAATTGTTAAATAAGGATGGTATTGAATAAATCTGTTCTTCATTTACCTTATCTTTTTCAATGGTTGTTTTGGTTATTTTTTCGTATTTGGCGATGATTTTTGGATTCATAATATTATTGATTATATCAGTATGTTCGTACACATTATTTTCATCATCAATATAATATATAATACCATTTATATCTTGTGCCCATATTTCTTTTTTAATGATTGTTTGAACGTTTTTATTATCATTTGAAATTTCTCCGTGTGGAATTCCTTTAATATGGGTTCCGCAAAACTTTTCAGAATTTTTCTTTCTTCTTGTACATTGCTCATTATTTGCTCGCAAAGCGCAACACCTTTCGTGGAAAGGTACAATATTTTTAACACGTTTTCTTTTTATAAAATCTTCTTTGGTAATGGATAACGTATCATAATCAAAAATGTATTGAATGAGTTGGTGATAATGTTCTTGAGAAAGTTCAATATCTGAGTTATCAATGAATTTTTTTATATCGTATTTATAATCTTTAATATAGTTATTGCATTTAACTCCTAGACGTTTTTCCATACTTATAATGTTTATAAGTATATATTTAATACAATTTTAAATATATTAAAATGAAATCAATTTAAACTATTTTTGGTGGTATTCCCGGCATTCCCGACATTCCGACATTCCCGACATTCCCGACATTCCCGACATTCCCGACATTCCCGACATTCCCGACATTCCCGACATTCCCGACATTTTTGGCATTCCTTTTGCTTTCTGATCTTGTTTTTTTTGGTCCTGTCTGGGCTCCTTTTGCTGGTTTTTCTGCTTCTGCTCCTTCTGCTGATTTTGCTCCTTCTGCTGGTTTTGCTCCTTCTGCTCCTTCTGCTGGTTTTGCTCCTTCTGCTGGTTTTGCTCCTTCTGCTCCTTCTGCTCCTTCTGCTGGTTTTGCTCCTTCTGCTCCTCCTGCTCCTTCTGCTCCTCCTGCTCCTTCTGCTCCTCCTGCTCCTTCTGCCACCGGTTCTGCTCCTGCTCCTTCTGCTGCTGCTGCTTCTGCTGGTTTTGCTGCTTCTGCTGGTTCTGATACTGGATTTCGCCTATTATCAATTTTTTTTGTAAGTGTTTCGGGATCTTCTAGTTGTGCTGCTCGTTTTTCACGAAATACTGCTTGTACTTTTTTAGCAGCCGCGTTTTTAGCAGCATTATCCGCTTTTTTATCCGCTTTTTTATCCGCCTTTTTATCCGTTTCGGAAGAATCGTCGGAGTTGGTTATTTTTTTAAACATTTTAAATATAGTAACGCCAGATTTAAATGGAAATATATAACTGGCTTGATGAGGCAATACCAATGTAAATATAAATATAGCATTTACCCAAATAACCCAGAAAATAACTTGTGATCCGGTAATAACATTTGGCATTAGTCGGGGTAATAGAAGTAACATAAAATTCATAAATAGAAAAAAAGAAATAATATAAAAAAACTTCATAATTTATATATTCTGTATATACTTTTTTTATAAATTATTCGCTAATTATCGCTAATTATTCGCTAATTATTTGCAAATCATTTCTAAGTTTAAAAAAAAAATGATTATTACTAAATTTATCTGTAAATAATATACAGCGCGTCATATTAATATCGATTATGTTTGTTTCTTGTTTGATAATATATTCTTCATTATCATAATTTTGAAAGAGTTGTGTTATTTTTTTAAAAGTGTAAATTGTTTGTGGAAATGGTAAAATATTTTGTAAAAAATTTAAATGGATTAATTCGGGGAAAGAGTAAAAAAGTGTGAATGTTGAATAGTGAATGGGTATATTAAATATATATTGTTGATGAACGATCTCATAAATTGTAGCCCAAAATAATATACTATGCGAATTATATTTTATAATTTCATCCTGTAAATCGGTAGACTCGTAAAACAAGTAAAAAATATCATCACTTTGTAGTGCACCTTTAAAAGACATATTTATTAAGTTAAAAGTATTCAACATTTTTTCAATATTATTAAATGTTTTTTGTTTACTAATATTAAATTTCAAATATAAAAATGTACATAAATCCATATCATTGATGGTTTGTTTATGTAATAAATATGTTAAAAATGGCATTTTTGCATTTGTATTTATTTTGTATGGGCAAATGAAAAAAGTGGAATTTTCCGAAGGATTAATATCATTAATATCTTTTATAAGTTTATTGTTATTTAAATAATTCATTAAGATAATTGAATAAATTATTTATTTATTTTCGCCGTATATTTTCTTTTATTTTTTCTTCACGAGAATCTAAAATGAATTGACTTAATTCATCTATCAGGTCTTTATTATCTTTAAAATAATTCCCTAAAGAAGAAAGTAAATGCTTCTTGCTTAAAGGCGCTTTTACTTTTTTCTTAGTGTATATAAGTTTTCCATCTTTAACATCAAAACAATCAATTTCATTATCGCGCATAATATTAACCAGAGATTCAGTATATGCTTTCTTTTCTTTTCTTTTTTCTTTGGCTAATTTTTGCAATTGTTTAATTTCAGTATCAAGTGTAATCCATTTTTTAACATTATTGATAAGTTCAGTTTTATCTGTCATTAATAATTTATATGTTTATTATTTTAAATTATTTTAAATCAACATAATAGGATGTTGAAAATGTTTTTCTTTTTTTACAAATCCTTTAAATTTATGATAAGTATAATTTGTTGAATTAAAAAATGTATTATAATATTTGGATAAATATGTGTTAAATGTATGATTATCCGGGATATTTAATAAATCAATATTAATATTTTTTGGAAAATTAATAATATTATTTTTTTTTACTTCTTCATTTTTATGATTGTGTGTGTTGCATAAATACCTTCTATAAAATATAGGTGAAATTTTGTTATTTTTGGATAATTTGTTAGAACAAACCATATATTTAGAACATTGTTTTCCATTTTCTTTATTGATAATATGTTGACATCTGCATCTAAAATAACTATAATTTTTTGTATGTTTTATTGTGGGACATATATTTTGTTTAATCCAATGTTTGTAATCTAATTTACATTTTAAAAATAGTGTTGTTGGTTGTTTGATTTTCTCGTTGATTTTCACGTTAATTTTCTCGTTGATTTTCTCGTTGATTTTCACGTTGATTTTCACGTTAATTTTCTTATTTTGTTTAGCTTGTCTATTTATCATAATACCATTGTGTTGTTTGCAAAATTTACTACAAGATGACCGATTGCATTTTTCATTTTTCTTTTTACCAGATAAAAAAGAATATTCACATTTAAATGGTTTATAAGTATGTTTGGGTGGCCAATTTACATATTTTACTTTAGCGCAACCGTCTTTATAAGGTAAAATACCATTTTGAGTATTGCGGCAATATGGACATTTAATTTGTGTTTTATTTAATCGTTGTGTCTCTAAATTATTAAATCGTGTTTTTTGTATTTTGATTTCATTAAATAACGGTTTATAGTTAAAAGAATGTTTGCATATTAATGTAATTTTATTAGAATTTAAGGGCTCATTCGATATTAAACACCTTTCAACAATGTTCGCATCTTTTAGCAACGCATCTTTTAGCAACGCATCTTTGGTCAACGCATCCTTTAGCAATTCATTGAAAGATAAATTTATTTCCATATTAGTTTAATAAATATAATAATCTTTATATTTATTAATAATGTCTAAAAGATGGGGCACGCCTACTTGGTATTTTTTACACACGTTAATAGAAAAGTTAGACAGTAATTATTATAAAATAATTAGCAGTTCTGTGACAAACATTATAGTGGATTTATTTGGAAATCTTCCATGTCCATATTGTAAAGACCATTCTTTGCAATATATAAAAAAAAATAATATTTATAAGATAAAAACAAAAGAAGAAATGAAAGAATATTTATTTCATTTTCATAATAATGTTAGCAAACGCGTTAATAATAATACACAGCGTAAAGACATATTGGATTTATATAAAAAGATGAATTTTCATAAAGTATTTAAATATTTTGAGACTCAGTTTTTTTATTCATCACCTTTAAATAGATCGTTTATAAGTTGGAGATCATCGTTTAATACTCGGTTGATGACATTTTTAAATAAACATCGTCATAAAATTTATAAATAATTTACATAATGAATGTTTGATCACCTTGTTTGCAACGAAATCTAGTTTTGCTAAGTTTGCATTTTTTCATAGTATTTTCTTGTCCAAAATATAAATATTCTTTTCCCGGCCAGGTTGAATTTGAAATTACTTGATGCCATAAAATACCAACAAATGATCCAAGGGCCAAACCCTTTAACATATCAGTGGGTCTACTACATTTATTTTTTTGTCTAATCATTAGGTCAATAGAACCTATAATAATTAAAGAAATTACAAAAGACCACCCAATGCTATTTGGATTTTCTAAAATACTTTGTAAAATATATGTTATTGTAAAAGCGTGAAAAATGCCGTGGGAACTTGGTCCGGATAAAAGACCATAAGAAACATTGAATGGTCCGTCAAATGTAACGCATTTGTCTTTATAATTATCATATTGTATGGAAGTATTTTCAATTGAATCGGGTGTGGAGCCGGCTGCTCTTAAAAAAAGCCCGAATATTACGGCGATGAATAATCCGAAAATCCAAACAACCCATTTCATATGTCCGTTAAACGAACCTTCTAAAATGAAATAAAATGTAATAAAAATAGGTGATACGGATGAAGCAAATACAATGACATTTTTTGGATTAAATAGTAAGACCATATTATATATATATAAACATATATTTTTGAAAATATTTTTGAAAATATATTTGAATGATGAATATATTTTCAAAATTAAATAAAAACAATATCAAAAACTTCTTTAATATTAGCAACTTCTTTAAAAACAATACCAGTTAAATCAATATTTTTATATTTTTCTAAAAAGAGAATATAATCTTTATGATTTGTTTTGGGAAAAATAAATGTTTTAACGCCGGCTTTTAACCCTCCAAGAATTTTTAATTCTAAACCACCAATTTCAGTCACATATCCTTGTAAATTTATTTCGCCTGTAATGGCAATTTGGTTCTTAATTTTTTTATTATTGATAAGACTATAAATTGCGGTGGTTATTGCAGTACCAGCGCTAGGACCATCTTTGGGTACGGCTCCTTCTGGACAATGAATGTGTAATCCTGCATTTTTAGATTTAGTATTCTTTTTAATAAAACCATCTTGTTTTTTCTTATCGGTTAAATTCCAAGCTAATGTTTTTGAGACATTCATACTTTCTTTCATAACATCGCCTTGCATTCCGGTTAATTTTAAGTCCAATAGATTGTTTGCTGGAAAATATGAACATTGGATTGGTATAATACCGCCTAACCCCATCGCGTTTGCCCATAGACCGTTAATTACGCCAACTTGTGGTACATCGTGGATGGTTTTTTTATTAATTTTGTGCCTATTTTTCAAATATTTATTTTCTATATCTTCGTTTGAAATTTGAATAGGCAATGAATAATGAACAGTTTCTTTTAACAACTCTAAATTTATTTCGCTGACAATTTCAAAAATAATTTCTTTTAATTTCCTTACACCGGCTTCGTAAGTATAATTATCAATAATAAAAATAATATTTTCATCACCAAATGTAATAATATTATCCATACCCATATTTTTGTAAATTTCGGGCAACAAGTATTTCTGCACTATGTTTATTTTGTCGTTAATTGTTAAGTAATCAAATTTGATTCTATGAATTCTATCAAGTAAAATTTTATCTATAACGGATACATCATTATATGAGAATATAAATAATATCTTACTAACATCCAGATCTATACCATTAAAGTATTTATCTTGAAAGTGTTCATTTTGAGTACCATCAATTAAATGAGTTAATATTCCAATAATTTCTTTACCGTGTTCTGTTCGCGAAACTTTATCCAATTCATCAATAAATATTATAGGATTCATACATTTTTTATCCATTAATATATCAACGATTCTCCCCCAAGTTGACCCAACATATGTATAATTATGACCAGATAACGTACTACCATTGCTTGAACCACCCAATGCTATAAAGGAAAAGGGTCTAACAACGCCGTCTTTATCTTTTAAACATTGTGATAAACCATTTTTGGCCAGGGATGTCTTGCCAACACCGGGTGGACCTTCAAACCCAAAACAATACCCAGATTGTTTGCCAGTAATCCATTGACCAATAACTCTTTCTAGTTGTCGCTTGGCATTTTTATGACCATATATTGAATCATCCAATGTTTTATTAATATCGGCCATTGTTGTGTTTATATATTTTTTCTTTGTTTCAATGGTTTCAATTTTTTCAAGGAAAAAGTTTTTGTGTATGATATCTGAATTATTTGTGATATCAATGAGATCGTGCATAAATACTTGATTATTATTAAGTTTGGTAATAATATTTTTAATTTCCACCTTCATATTATTGTTTTTTTTACCGGAGTGGCAAATTTTTTTTAATTTAATATTATGTTTTTTTAATAAAGAATTTATAAAACATATATTTGTAATAATTTTATTTTTTTTACCAGATGTAAAAAACTCAATGCATTTTTCGCTATTTATGCTATCAATTTTATTAAATATGTCCGTTGATAATTTTGTTAAAATATCCGTAATTTCTATATTTGTGAAGACATCTTTATTTTTGTAGTCAATATTAATATTCAAATTATTAAGCTTTGTTATTATTTCGTTAATTAAGTTTGAATTTTCTTTTGTAACATTTAAAATAAATTCTTTTTTATAAATACCAAATGGTATTTTTAATAAACCTTCTAAATATTGCCGGGCTTTTGAACCAGAATCTTCTGATTTGGCTTTGACTTCTTTTAATTTTATCATAGCTTTTTCTTTAATTGTGTCTGAAGATTTCATTAAACAAATTTGTTGTTCAATGGGTATTTTTGAATTATCAAACTGTGAAAGATGTTTTGTATATTTTATTGTATTTTTCATAGCCAATCTAAAAGATTTTTTTATTTCCCAGGGAAAACTATCAAATAATATAGTTTGTTCAAATGTATCAATGTTGCCGTTTTGTTCATTTGATAATAAATCATATAAAAGATAAGCCAAGTATTGGAATTCATATTTTTCAATTTGTAATAATAAAATGATAAGTGTTTTTCTTTGTTGGAATAAATTATTATTTATAAATTCTTTAATAACTTGAGATATACTTTTTTGATTTACTAGAGCACCCTGATTATTATATCCAACAAATCTATTATATAATTCTTTATCGTTATATATAAGCCACTCTTTTATGCTAATATGTGTTATAAATTTTTCAAATAATGTGGAATTGAATTCTTTATCGTTTGGTTTATTTTTTATACAATGTTGAATTCTTTTATCAATGAATTTATTCTTTAAACAAGATAATAATAATTCCGTAACAACACCGGAAATGATGATTGTATTTTTCTTTTCTTCATTTTGAAAAATAACTTTAATTCCGAAAACCTTCGTATAAAAATTATTAGAAGTTCTGCATAAATCAAAACAATCCAAATTCTTTCCCATTTCAACAATCATAAAATCCTCAATAATTTTATTTTTGATTATTTTATTGGATGTGTTTTTATTCTTGGGGGAATTTTTCCACGGCAGTATTTTATAACTGATGGGTTGTATAAAATTTAAAATCAGGTCTAATTTGCAAGTATCCAATGTATTTTCAATTGAATTAATAAAATCATTACCATAACAAACTGTTAAAATATTTGCTATTTTACTTGTACCAAAAGTTTTAAATACCGAAGAAAGTTCATCATTAATTGTTTGTAACTTTAAAATAATTTGGGTTTGATTTGAGTTGCAATTTTCAATATTTTTAAGATTCGAATATATATTTTCTAAATTTTGGATACATAAATTTAATTCACTTGCAGAAATAATATCATTTGTTTTGTATTTTTCAATAGATACTATGGTTTCGGTAATTATTTTGAAAAAAAACTCAATCTTTTCTTGAATTTTTGTTTTTTTTTTTGAAACTTTCGTTGATTCATTGGATTTTGAATCAATTGTAATTTTCGTATTTTTTTTTTCTGTGGACATATTCCTAAAATATATTGCGATTTTAATTATTTTGATCCTTCCGAGCGATTAAAAATAAAGAAAACGAATTAAACAGATATTATTTAATAAGTATAAATGGGAATACCAGCTTATTATGGTTATTTAATAAAAAATTATAAAAAAATAATTGTACAAATCAAAAAATTAAATAAAAGATCGGATAACTTTTACTTAGATTCAAATTCTATAATTTACAATTGTTTGGTGGAAGGTGAATTTTCTAAATTATTTATAAATGATTTAATTAAAAAAATTTGTTTACAAATAGACGAATATATTAAAGAAGTTAACCCGACAAAATTAGTGTATATTAGTTTTGATGGTGTTGCGCCATTTGCAAAATTAAAACAACAAAAAGAAAGGCGTTTTAAATCCAAAATTATCGCAGAATTAATAAACGATATGATGGTGGACACCAACGATGAAAAGGTGTTTGATAGAACAAGTATAACACCTGGTACATATTTTATGAATGAATTGAATAAAAAAGTTAAAGAATATTTTAAGGGGAGGGAAAAAGCATATAATGTGAAAAAAATAATTGTATCTGGGTCTGATGAAAGAGGTGAAGGCGAGCATAAAATATTTGACTATATTAGAAATAATAAAGACAGATCAGAATCACACATCATTTATGGTTTGGACGCGGATTTAATAATTTTATGTTTAAATCATATGTATATAACAAAAAATATATTTTTATTTCGTGAGACGCCTGAATTTATAAAAAATCTTTCGCCGGATATGGATCCCGGTGATTTATATGTAATGAAAATAGAGGAATTAATGTATTATGTATTGATGAAAATGTTTGGAAAAGATATGAGAAATGATAAAAATGGTGTAAAATGTATAAAAGACTATGTGTTTATTATGCAATTTCTTGGGAATGATTTTATGCCGCATTTCCCATCATTGAATATTAGAACGCACGGTATCGGGATGTTATTGGAAACGTATAAAAATATATTGGGAACGAAGCAACTGTATATTATGGAAAACAATACTATCGTTTGGAAAAATGTTCGTTTGTTGGTTGGTGAGTTTGCAAAAATGGAATTGGATAATTTAAAACGAGAGTATAAGATAAGGGATAAAATGGAGATGGGTGTATTGAGAAGAGAATCGCAACAGCCGATTGACACAGAGATGAGCAAAGAAATATTGGAAAAGGCGATTTTAAATATTCCAATAAAAGAAAGGGAATTGGAGAAGGAAATTGATCCATTTTCATATTATTGGGAAAATAGATATTATAAGAAATTATTTGGAACTGAAAGAAATGAAGATAATTTGAAGAAAATATGTTTAAATTATATACAGGGATTGGAATGGAATATTAAATATTATTCAAGCGGATGCGTTGATTGGAAGTGGAAATATAATTATTGTTATCCGCCATTATTTCAAGATTTATTAAAATATATCCCGTTGTGGGACATTGAATTTATTAAAGAAAACAATGAGTCAATTTCGGCAGTTACACAATTGGCTTATGTATTGCCGCCGAGTTCTTTATATTTAATGCCAAAACAATACCAAATGATGATGATTAAATATAAACATAAAAAAAATGATGTGTCGTTAAATTGGTCTTTCTGTCGTTATTTTTGGGAATCGCATTTTGATTTTCAATTAGAGAAATTGGATGAAATTGAGGAAATGATTGAAGATGTTGATAAAAATACAGGTTTAAAAAACGGAAACGTTTTTTAAACCATTATACCAATCCACTTTTCAATACAATTGCAATTACAATCCTCTTGGGCTAACACGGGTTTAATTGTTAAATCAATAAAATGATATTTATCCAATATTTTGTATACTTTAACTTTTTCACACGCGGTAAATGGCTTGTGGAAACGATATGCGAAAGATATATGTGGTTTCCACCCAGTATTTTTAAAAATAACATCATTCCCGCTATTATCGGAGCAAATAACAGGTAATTCTAAATTAAATAATCCTTTATAAGAGAATGCCTTAAAAGATATGGGGTGATCAAGTTTTAATGAAATACCGTTGCTTATTATTTTTCGCCATTTTTCAATAGGTTCATTGTTAGACATATCATAATTTACTGTTATGTGTGGTGAAAATTTGAAATCAGACACCGCGTTTTGCAATTCTTTACATAATGTATATACTTGCGAATTTTTAGGAATTATAAGCCATAAACACCTCCCAAAATCCAAATTCATTATATATAAACATTTTATATTAAAAAAAAAATATTATTTTAATATAAAATGGCTGATTATAGAGTTGTAGCTTTAACAAATAGACGACAATTTCAAACTTTTTTGTTGGATAATGATTCTTTTATTGTGAAAGCGTCTGCAAAATGGTGTGGTCCTTGTCAAAAATGCTCCCCTTTTTTTATGAAAATGTTTGGTGAGAAGATGCCTGATAAAATGAAATTGGTTCTGTTGGATGTGGATGAAGGGGAAGATTTGGCTCATTATTTGCGAATAAAATCAATGCCAACATTTATACATTATTATAAAGGTGAGCCAAAGGAGATATATGATTCAAGTTCGGAAAAAAATATTATATTGTTTTTTAATAAAATATTAGAATATTATAAATAAATATTATAAATATTATAAATATTATAAATATTATAAATATTATAAATATTATAAATATTATAAATATTATAAATATTATAAATATTATAAATCTAATAACATTTCATATTCTTTCCATAAATATTTAAAAAATTTATTTTGCTTATCACTATTACTAATATTTGAATCATTAGTAATTATGTTTATTTGTGTATTGAGAAAATGTGTTATTGTTGAAAGATTTTTATCTAAATAATTAATTAAGATTGTTGAGTTTTTGCTCTTATTTTTTGGATAGTCATAAAATGTTATTTGTGGGAATATTCTGTGTGGTAAAATAGACAGCGTTGTTAATAATATATATTGAACAATTCCTTGTCTGGCCGCTGCGTAAATAAATAATCTTTTATTATTGCTATTTTCATTTGTCTTTTCTTCTTCCCATATTTTTCTCATTTTTTTATGATATATGAATGGGTGTTTATCAGTTTCTTTTTGGATAATTTTTAAAAATTTTTTTTGTTTAAATTTATTCATTTCGCCATCATTTTCAATTATATTGAATGGGTCAATATTGACTTCATTATCCTTGCCTTTCGTATAATTTTCAACGACTGTATCATTGCCTTCATCAATTGTTTGATAAATTCTCTCAATGATATATGTAAAAAAATATTTGTTTTCAATTGGAAACATCATCCAAAAATCATTTTTAATGAAAGTTTCGTACATTATGATAAAAATACCAAAATGTGATATTTTTTTTTTCTCGTTGATATTTGTATTAATATTATTTTTGATTAAATTATAATAATTCAATAAATCATCCTTAAATGATTTAAATGTAATATTATGATTCATTAAATAACGCATAATAAAAACAATGATGGCATCGCGTATGGGTTCCTGTGATGGTGGTTTATCTTCCCGTTTAGCTTCTTTTTCTAATTCTGAAGCAAGTTCTTTAATGGCATCAAAAAGTTTTTCATATTTATAGAATTTGGGAACACTTATTTGTAAAAGTCCAATTAATATGTGGTATTTTTCAGGAATATCGGAAGTAAGTTTTAATAATTTAAGTCTATGTTTCAACTTATGAGCCCAAACACCTTTCTCCCCTGAAAGGTTTCTATTTTTATGTATTCTAACACCGATATTATCTTCGGATTGTGTTACTTCATTTATATTTTTTTCATCATCATCCTCACTCTCATCCGAATCATCATCATAATTATCCAAATCAACTTTATATTTTATATCGGGGGTGTATTTTTCCAAGTCAATTAAATTTTCTGGATTTAATTTACCTTTTGTTTGCATTAATAGTATAAAAGGATCTCTTTTTTTTTTAATTTTATTTTTTTTTTCAGTTCTTAAAATTTTAATAAATTCTTTTACTAATTTATTTTTGGTAGTTTTTCTTTTTTCTTTTTCTTTTTCTTCTTTGTCTTCATCTGTTTTAAAGTTTTTTTTTCCCAATGTCCTATATTTTTCTAAAAGCTCGTTTTTTTCTTTAGCTTTATTAATTTTTTCTTTTTCAATTTTTTCTTTTTTCTTTAATTCGTTGTTTTGTTTATCCAATTTAATAGGATCTTTTAATTTTGGAACATTATCATTTTTATTAATTGACAATTCTCCCGGTTTGAATTTATTTTCGGGTTTTTCATAAACATTGGTTGGTTCCATATTTAATATATAAATAGAATAAAAATATTTTATATATTAAAAATTTTTATGAATATAAAAAATAAAAATAAATACAATTAATAATGGAATCATTGGCAGATTTGAATATAGATAACTATAATTTAGAAGATATGTTGAATTTATTTGGATTAAATATAAATTATAATATAGATGATTTGAAAAATGCAAAAAAAATGGCATTAAAAACTCACCCCGATAAAAGTGGTTTGGGCACGGAAGTGTTTATTTTTTTTAGTAAAGCGTATAATATGTTATCAAAAATATATAAATTAAAAAATAAAACAGAGAAAAAGGTTGAAAACATTGATTATGATGAAAATGATATGGAAGATGATATAGGAAATAAAGAATTGTTGGATATGAAATTAAAAACTTTAAAAAAGAAAAATTTTAATAAATGGTTCAATAATTTATTTGAAAAATCAAATGGAAAATCCAACACGAATGGGTATGGTGATTGGTTAAAATCGGAAGAAGGTGTTTCAAATATTAAAATTTCAAATAAAACAGAATTTGACGCTCTATTTAAAAAAAGGAAAAGGGAGAGTAGGGAATTGGTCGTTAAAGCGGATATTCAAGATATGATTTATAATGGTGGTGGGACAATGTTAGATACAACAGAAACAGTATATTCATCGGATATATTTAGTAAATTGGGATATGATGATGTTAGAAAAGCACATATGGAAACGGTGGTACCTGTGACAGAACAAGATTTTAAAGACAAAAAACGATTTGATAATGTTGAGCAATATATTCGCCATAGAAAATCATCGGAGGGAAAAATTCCCGATTTATCTTATTCAAAGGTACAATTACAAAAGAGTAAAAATAATGATGAGATTATTGATACAAAACGGGCTTATAATTTATTAATGGAAGATGATAAAATGAAAAATAAAAATAAAATGTGGTGGAAAAATTTAAAATTATTAACATAAAAAGTTTTAGATAAAAAAATGTATGTAATATATAATAATGAAAATCCAAAGGTTATTTGCAACATTTATAATAATTACTGCAATAGGTATATTATATGATAAATATAAAGAAAAATATGATCCGGAACCAGAAAAAGTTCAATTTGGTTTAATACAGCGATACTTGTTGAATGACCCGGGTTATAGCAATGATAATAATAAACCAATAATGTGGATATTTTCTGATTATGATATAAATTCGCGACATTGGAAATCATTTGGATCAAGAAATACTACCGATTTAAACCAACCGTATATTCATATGTGTATAGAATTAATAATAAAATGGTGTGGTGATTCTTTTAATATTTGTTTAATTAATGCAAACTCATTTGATAAGTTAATAAAAGATTGGACAATAAATGTAAATGAATTATCAGAACCTATTCGCGGTAGGGTAATCAAGCTTGGATTATTTAGAATATTGCATAAATATGGGGGCGTATTAATGCCAAATAGTATGTTAATGTTGCGAGATTTCAAGTATTATCACGATAGATATTTAGGTGCCAGTGGATGTTATTTTGGCGAATTCGTGTGTAGAAATATAACATCAAGTCTCAAAGAAACATTTCCAGATAATAAATTATTTGGTTGTGCAAAGAAAAACATAAATATGAAAGAATTATGTAATTATATGGAAAAAATTATTTCAACTGACAACACTTCTGAGACAGATTTCAATGGTAATTTGGACAGATTTGTGTTTAAATTAATAAATAGACAGGCTATAAATAAGATACCCGGAAATTTATTGGGAACTAAAACGGTAACTGGTGATATAATTATTATTGATGATTTATTGGGTAATAGCAAAATAGAGTTTGATAAGGCTGCGTTTGGTATATATTTACCAGATGATGAGATATTGAAAAGAAAAAAATATGGTTGGTTTGCAAGATCAAATAAAGTACAAATATTATCTAGCAATACAAATGTTGGTAAGATGTTCGCGTTAAGTTACAATCATTGATGTATCGTTGTTTGGATATATTGTTATTTGGATATATTGTTATTTGGATATATTGTTATTTGGATATATTGTTATTTGATATATCATTATATTCATTAATAGATTGAATAATTTCATCATCTAAATAGATGATGTAATTAATTGTGTATTTTGATTTATTATAAATAATTTTTGAGGTATATGGGATATATAAACTATTTAATATTTGTCTTATAATTGTTAAAGTATTTTTATATGAAACGGCTCTTTTAATGTAGAATTGTTTTGATTTGTGATAATATTCTTGTAATTCTAATAAAAATGGTTCTAGTAAATTATTATACATTAATTTTTTATATGTAATTGGTGAAAAAATATATTCTGATTTTTTTTCAGTAGTGCAATATTTTAATAAAATATTGCCAAATTTATTTATATTATATATTTTTTTAAAATTTTGACTCATTGTTTAAATATATAAATGTGTTTATAATATTTTTTTAATTAAATTGTTTGTAAAAAATGTTAATTCTATTTTATTTTCGTGTATTTTATAAAAAATGGCTATATATTTACATATAAATTTTATAATTTTATATTTCTGTTCTTCTTCTAAAATATCAGTTATTTTAATAAAAGAGAAATAATTATCTAAGATATCTAATACGGAATAACCTTTATCGTATATTTTAAACATAATTTTGATAGATTTTTTATAATCTTTTTCTTTATACCAACAATTTGTGTAATTTTGAAGTTCTAAATAGTTAATATTGCAACATAATTCTTTTGCGTGTTGTAATGTAATTTTATTATCAAATAATTTAAATTTTTGTAAAAAAATTAATAACTTTTGAAATGAATTTTCGCAAATATTAAATAAGAATTTTTTTGCATCTTCGTCAATAATAATATTTTCTTCTTTTTCAATAAAATTTGAGAATTTTTTTAATAATTTTAAATTAATTTTATTCAATTGGATTATGATGCTGCGCGACTGAATGTTATCAATAACTTTTTGTATATTGGTACAAGAAATTAAGAAATGTACATTATGACTATATTTATCCATACAATTTCTGAATACTTGTTGACTTTGTTCGTTTATATAATCAATATCATCAAGAATTATGAACTTTTTTTTTAATGGGTTGGAGCATTTGGTTTGGCAAAATGTTTTAAGGTTATTTCTATAATAATTAATACCTTGTTCTTTAAGACTATTTATATAAAGGACATCATATTTAGAAGTTTTTGTTGTATTGTAATATTCATTGATGGTTGCTGTAATTAATGAAGTTTTTCCAACACCTTGTTCGCCTATAAATAAAATATTTAAATTGTCCATATTTTGCAATGTATTTAATAGATTTATATATTCATCGTCAATGATAAAATCTTTATAATGAGTTGGTTTATATTTTTTTAAAAATGACATTTAATTAATTACGTAAATTTGTATTTAAGTTTTTCTTAATTGATAAATATATATGGATTTATATAAAATTTTGAATGTAAAAAAACAAGCATCTTCTGATGAGATAAGAAAGGCATTTAGAAAATTATCATTAAAACACCACCCTGATCGCGGTGGCGATGAAGAAGAATTTAAAAAATTGAACAGGGCTTTTGAAATATTAAGTGATCCGCAAAAAAAAAATGAGTATGATATGAAACAAAATAGTCCTTTTAAATCAGCAAATACAAATATTTTTAGCGATGATAATGGCGGCGGAATGGGCGGCGGAATGGGCGGTGGAATGGGCGGCGGAATGCCAGATTTGTTTAAAATGTTTTTTAACGGTGCGCCAATGGGTTTTGAAAATATGCATAATATGCATAATATGCATAATATGTCCGGTGGGCCAAATATAAGAATATTTAGAAATGGTAGACCTGTGTATCAAAATAATAATGTAAAACCACCACCTATCACAAAAACATTAATTATAAACTTGGATGAGGCGTATGATGGTGTTGTTAAACCATTGGAAATTGAAAAATGGATAATTCACGATAATATAAAAAAAATGGAAAAGGAAACATTATATGTTGATATCCCAAAGGGCATTGATAATAATGAGATAATTATAATGAAAGATAAAGGTAATGTAAATACTCATAATATTCACGGGGATATTAAAATTCAAATAAAAATAAAAAATAATTCAATATTTATTAGACAGGGTTTGGATTTATTGGTTAAAAAAAAGGTTTCGTTGAAGGAAGCATTGGTTGGGCTAAAGTTTGAAATTAAACATTTAAATAAAAAATCGTATATGATTAATAATTTTAATAGTAATGTTATAACGCCTAATTTTAAAAGTGTAATAGCGAATATGGGTATGAAGCGTGGAAATAATGTTGGTAGGATGATTATACTATTTGATGTTGAATTTCCGAAAACTCTCTCAGGTGAACAAAAAGAACAATTAAAAAACATACTATGAAGACATTTCTGAAAAATTATTAAATTGAAATAATTATTTCAATTATTTCAATTATTTCAATTATTTAAATTTATGATGTGCAACTCTATCAATGTATCATTATTTATTTCACTATCATTGTTAACGAGCTCTGTTATTTTGGGAATTTTGTATGTGGTTTATAAGGATAACAAGTTTGGAGAAATATCTTTGTATTTATTTGCTATCTCATTTTTGGCTTGTATACTCCGGACCGGAATTAAAGATGAAGAAAAAAAACCAAGAAGGTCGGTTGTAACTCCTTTATGAAATAATTAAAAAATATAATTATGTATATAAGAAATGGAAAAATTGTGGGAAACTCCCTATTCAATTCCCACGCGTAAAATTTTCACACACTCGGAAGAATTAGAAATGCCACATAGCGTAGACGGTGGATGGGGTTCAACGGTTGAAATGCCAGGATGCCAACCCAAACCAAAGTCCATTGAAAATGTTTTAAAAAGAATTGACAATCTTGAATTTAATTTTAGTGAAATTAAATATAAAACAATACCATTCATAATTAATTCTTTATCTAAACTAGACAAAGAATCTCTCCGTATATTTAAACCTCGTCCACTATTAAGCAGATCTGCAAATAGATCAACACAAAAAATCTGCAAACGGAGGAACTCGGGAAAAAAACCTGCAAACGGAGGAACTCGGGAAAAAAATAATATATCCAATATATATAAAATGGGAAGTTGTTCAGCTAATAATGATGAAAATGTTGCAAGTGTACCTCAGAGTGGTGGACGCCGCAGACGCAGGAGAAGTCGTGTCAAAAGAACAAAAAAAAGAAAATCTAAATCGCGCAAAAAACGCAAAACGGTGCGTAAAAAACGCAAAAAACGCAAAAAACGCCGCTAATTGGATTATTTAAGAGGATTATTTAAGAGGATTATTTAAGAGGATTATTTAAGAGGATTATTTAAGGCACAATTGATGACTTTTTAACGGAATATTTTATCATTCATACATCTGTGTATTTTTTGATAATCTGATATTTTAGCAAAGTCAAAATATATAACATTTATGTCATCCAAATCATTTTTGCGTTTTATTATCAACCCGTGTTCTCTTAATACCGTTGCTTTTTTTATTTTTAAAAATATATTGACAACATTATGATTTAAAACAGTTTCATTTACTTGTTTAATTATTTCTTCTTTATTTTTTTCAGGTATTTTAAAATCAATTTTTAAAATACGTTGTGTTCTCCAATTCATATTTACGTGAGCGTTTAAATCTGGAACAGCTTTTTCCAAATCAAATAATAGATACCTAAATAAAGCATCTTTATCATTTCTTGTCATTTTTAAAAATACTGTTTTGATGCCAAAACTAAGCATATGTTTTTCCATAATATTTATATGGTCGGTTGTAACTGTTTCAATTTCAAGATTATTTGGACCCGATGTATTCAGAATTTTACCTGTTTGAATAAGCAAACCTTTCATATAAATATCTTTTATTTTAGTAAAAAGTGCTGTTACATCTAGTTCGTCTGGTGAAAATAAATTTACAGAAAACGGTGGTTTTGGTTCATACTTAAAAATATCATCAATTGTAATTTTTATATTATCCATAATAATATAAAAAAATATTTTTAATTTACGAGACGCGTTTAGTTTCAATATCAGACGAAACAACATAAATGGAATTTTCCGTAATAATTATAAATTCGGTTTCAACTTTATAAATCTTGGAAATAGGACTGGTGTATTCATCGGCACTTTTAACTAAAAGTTTTTCACCACTATCTCTGACACCAATTAATACATCTTTATCACAAGAAGATGTCCAATAATCAAACATAATTGGTTTGTCTTCAACGATACCTAGTTTAGCACAATGCTGCAAAGTAACTCCTTGCGGGAGTCTATAATTTTCATTTGATTGTTCAGAAGAATTTTCTTCAGTCATTTTATATTACTTATTTTATTTTCTTCTTTAAATACTTATTTATTTAATAACACAAAAAATGATATTAAATAATAATTAAAGTATTTTATATAATGAATAAACCAAATAAAAATATTTTAAATGTCAATAATTATAATAGCAAATTGGAAAATAATGAAATCATTATGCAAGAATATAATGTTTTAATAAATGAATATTTATCACATATATCAAAACAATTGTTGATTAAAGATAATATTCATTATCTATTTGTAATTAACCGTGGGATAGATTTATTGAAAAATATATTTATAATATTACTGCATTATACAAAAAATTTAGAACTAGTTATTCACCATTTAAGAAAAAGCTATCTTTATTATACGGAATTCATAGGTCAAGTTGGCGAAGATAGTAATTCATTTTTACAATTGAATTCAAAAGACGCTTGTTTATTTGTATATAAAAAGACAATTTATGATATAAACGAAGATTTTAAGAAAAAATATGAATTAACGGATGTGGAGAAGAAACAATTTTTTAATTTGAAAGAAAATATATATTTATATACTCAAATTATTAAGATTTTTTGTAAAAATTATATTGATGGTGATAATATTTTTTTAAAGGATGAAAGATATATATATATAAAAACTTTAAACAATTTTATGATTAAAATATTAAATTTATTAAAAAAAATAAAGAAAGAAAATTATGAAATTATACATTTATTTATTGATTACATTGAATGTAAAAATTTTTTATTAGAAAGAAAACAGACATTGATTTATCATTTTATAAAAAAAATGATTGTATCCGACATCAATATTGGAAAAATTTATAAATTAGCAGTGGATGATGAAAACTATGTATTATTGACGCCGATAAAATTTATAAATAAATTATTTAGAAAATAATACTATTCTTTTCCTATATTTTTTTTGTTTAACTTTAACTGGTACGGTTTTTAATTCTGATTTTATTTCTTCGCAATTATCTTTTAATAATTGTATAATAAACTTATATATTTTATTCAGTGTACTTTCAGAACAATTTCCAACGACCAATACGCTTCCTGTTCTAAAAATCATAAACGATACAATCTCGCATATATTATTTTTTTTATTTTTTTTATTTAAGGTGCATTTTTTTTCGCAATCACATACACCCGATATATTATCGCTATTACTGTTATAAAAGAATTTACATTGTATTCCTGGGTATGAACAGGGGTCAAATAATGAATGAATATTATATTTATATTTTAAGATTTGATATAAAATTGTTCTTTTAATATAAAAATTACAGGAGAAATTAGAATTGATTAGAACCGTTTGTATTTTATTTTTTAGGTATTTTATGGGGATATCCACTAGTTTATTTACAAGTGTAATAAATACATTTAAAGCCATATCCAATGTTTCAATATTTTGAATCCCCGGTATTTCCAATTTTCCAGTATTAAATACTTTAATATTAATTTCTTTAAATTCGCCTTTATAAAATATTCTTACGATAACGGCGAAACAATTATAAAACGCGCTCTTTTTCTTTTTCCGGAAGTTAATTAAATCTTTTTTACTGATGCCGATTGTTACTTTACGTATATCTTTAAATGTTAGATTTTTACCGGTAATGACGTTCACTTTTGAAATCACATCTACGCAAATATTATCTTGTTTTTCTATATTTTCTTCCAATTTATCTACTTCTTCGGGCGTTATTGAATTAATTTTCATTATCTTTTTTATAATGCCTTCTTTTGGGTCTTTGTAATCTATTATGGGTAATTTCCAAAAAAGTTGATTTAAATCTATATGTTGATCTAAAAAACCTATTTTTGTTTGTGTTGATATATATAAGTCTGTAAATTCGGGTATAAATGTATCTTTTTTTATGTTATTAATTTTATTAGTTTGTAATGATTTATTATCGATTATAAAATCTTTCCATTCATCATTGACATCTGTCATCTTTTAAATAGTTAAATTATATTATTTAAATATGTTATTTAAATAATAATTTTATATCAATTTTATTTTTATATTTAGGAAAATTTTATTTAAAAGGATGCTCTTATTTTTTTATCTAACAACTATCTATGATGTCCTTTAAAAAAAAGGAAAAGAAGCAACAATTAAAAGAAATAGAAAATGAATACAGTATAAAAAAGCAAAATTTTAACCCGATATCTCCTTCGCCGAATAAATTTATTAAAAATTTGGAAATAAGAATGAAAATGTATTATAGAGAATTGTATAAATCGTATAAATGATTTATGAAAAAAGATAAATAAATATCAATGTTTATTTGTTCATTATGTGTGATAATTTCAAGATATGTTAACCATTTGCGATTCAAGCAATATTCTTTATTTTCAATTATATAAAATATGAAATATTTCACAAATTCATAGATGGAAATATAGTTTGATTCGCAATAATTAGTTATAAAGGGTTCAATTTTATCTTTGGTGTTGGATTTAAATAATAGTATAAGATCTTCAAGTGTTTCGTTTGTGATAATATTATTAATATTAATGTTATTATGATTAGTTTGAATATAATTAATCATACTTCGTATATCTGATTTAAACATTTTTTGTATATTTTGCAATTGTTCTTTGCTGATATTTAATGATTCGGCTTTAACAATATGTTTTAGAAAATGAAAAATATCTTTTTCAGGTAAATTGCAGAAACACAGTTGTATAAATTCATTTTGCAATGCTTTATCAATCTTGCTAATATAATTACATATTAAGCAAAAACGTATATCGTCGGAGTATTGTTGTATAAGATACCTTAATGCTTGTTGTGCATTTTTTGTCATATAATCAACTTCGTCTAAGATAACGAATTTGATGCCGTTTCCGAAGAGAGATTTTGTGTTTACAAATTGGTTGATTTGGTTGCGAATAACGTCAATACCGCGATCATCGGAAGCGTTTAGGTGTATTTTCAATCCCTTTATATTTGGATAATATTTATTATGATATTCTTTAATAAGATTTATTATTGTGGTTGTTTTACCTGTACCGGGCGGTCCATAAAAAATGAGATTGGGAAAGTTTTTTTGTTTGATGATATTTTTAAGTAGTGTTTTGTTTGTTTTTTCAAGAACAATATCTTTAAATTTGGTGGGTCTATATTTTTCAATCCACGGTTTATGATCCATTAATATTTATTGTTGTAATTTATTTTTTAAATAATTTTTCTGAGAGAAAGATATATTTAAAAGTAATAAAAATAATATTGGAATATTCTAATATGTCTGGGTATTTAGAAATTATTTTAGGTTCAATGTTTGCGGGAAAAACGACGAAATTGATAGAAAAGTATCGCGAATGTATCTTTCTCTCAAAGAAAGTTTGTGTAATCAATTATGAGGAGGATAAAAGATACGACAGTGAGAAATTATCGTCGCATAATTTGGTGAAAATAGATTCTATTAATTTAAAACAACTTACAGATATATTTAAAAATAAAGAAAATTTAGACGCTGAGGTATTTTTAATTAATGAGGGGCAATTTTTTGATGATTTAGATAGTGTGGTTATAAACTTGGTAGAAAATATGAATAAAAGTGTTTATATTTATGGTTTGGATGGTGATTATAAACGAAAAAAGTTTGGAAAAATATTGGATTTGATCCCGTTGTGTAATAAGGTGGAAAAATTGACAGCTTTATGCAATATTTGCAGGGATGGAACGAAAGGGTATTTTACAAAGAGAGTAACGAATGATACATCGCAAAAATTAATAGGAGTTAATAATCATATAGCTGTATGTAGAATGTGTTATAATGAATAAAATAATAATTTAAAATTATGTTATTATTTTATATAAATGAGCTACACACATTTATTAACTCATTTTTTTAATGATAAAGTGGAATGGGGAAATATTGTTTCATTAACAAATGGATTTGATGATGAAAAATATAAATTAGCAATAATAAATGAAATAATAAAAATTTCAAAAAAAGAATATAGAAACCACCAAATCATTCATTTAAAATTAATTGGTAGTCCAACATATCTCATAACGTTTAATCCGGGTGATTTTACTGATGATTCTTTTAAAGATTTTACAGGTTTAACGTTTGACGCTATAACTGGTATTTTAGAAATTAATATTAAAGATGCAGGGGTGAAGGAGGTGAAGGAAAAGGAGAAGGAGGAGAAGGAGGAGCCGGATAAGCTGGAGGAGAAGGAGGAGCAGGAGAAGGAGGAGCAGAAGGAGGGGAAGGAGGAAGAGGAAGAGGATGAAGAGGAAGAGGAAGAAGAGGAAGAGGTGCAGAAGGAGGAGAAGGAGGAGAAGGAGGAGAAGGAAGGAGAAGGAGGAGAGGAGGAGAAGGAGGTGAAGGAGGTGAAGGAGGTGAAGGAGGTGAAGGAGGTGAAGGAGGTGAAGGAGGTGAAGGAGGTGAAGGAGGTGAAGCCACCACAACAACCACCACCAGCACCAGCAACAGCAACACCACCAGCACCAGCAACAGCAACAACACCACCACCAGCACCAGCAACAACACCACCACTGCCATATGAGGAAGAAGAGAAAGCAGCAGCAGAAGCAGCAGCACTACCACTACCAACAGCACTACCACTACCACCAGCAGCACCAACAGAAGCAAAAGCAGCAAGAGAAAAAGCAGCAAGAGAACAAGCAGCAAAAGCAGCAATAGAACAAGCAGCAAAAGAAAAAGCAGCAAGAGAAAAAGCAGCAGAAGATAAAATTAATGCGTTTAACAGTTTAATGGAAAATACCGAATTAACGTGGCAGAAACTAAAAGAAATGTGGGACACATTAAATGGAGAAGTGAGAAGAGTGCCAGAAGTACAAGATAAACTTTTAGATGCCAAAGCTGCATATAATACTAAAATAATATTCCTGAAGAAAAAGGAAAAGGAGGCGAAAATCAACATGATGAAAAAAGTCAAAGCTGCTGCTGCTGATAATGGTACATTTTCATCAGACGAGGTATCAGATTTGTATAAGGATGATATCTGGTTCAAGGCATTAGACAAATTTGGTAATAATATTATAACTGAAAAAATACCAATGAATGTATTGTTGGATAGTTGGGATAATGTGGAAGGAAAGGAAGCCAAATTCACGGAAGTCAAACAATTAAACGTTAATGATAAATACACAACGGATATGCCCAATGGTGTGTGGATGTCTGATGTGAATTACCAGGAGGCACTTAAGACATTAAATACAGAGGACAAGATCGGTATTCTAAAAACACACCCGCTTAAAAGCAAGTGGGAAAATGTTCAAAGCAAGATGAACGTTGCAACGCCAATTATAAAATTGTCCAACAATCTGGCCAACAAGACCGATCCCAATGAGATAATACAGGAGTTAACAAGGGGGAGTACTTTGATCACGAGTGGGTACACAGATTTACAGAGTGTGTTAGAAGAAATCATAAAAAATGGGTGGTTAAAATTGGTTGATTTGTTAAAAAAAAACTTAGATGAAGCATTCACCTCACTAGAACAACAATCCAGTGGTGATAGTAGTGTGTCACAACCGGCAACTGGCAAAGAAAATGACGTCATCATAATTGAGGAAGTGACTTGGACTTCGTGGGAAAGTATAATCAACTCAAAAAGTGGAGGTAATAATAAATTATTATTGCAGGGAAGTATAGATGAAAATATAATATTATTTGAAAATGTACCACAAGACGTCAAAGAAAATATAATATTATTTGAAAATGTACCACAAGACGTCAAAGAAAAGATGATTAGTAACACCAAAGCCACTTATTCATCTTGGTTTACCGAATTTAAAAGAAATTATGGAGATACTAAAAATGAGGGGGCGTGGAAAAACTTGGATAAGGCGCTAAAAGCCTTAAAAACACAAACTTATCAGGATTTAGCTAATAAAGATAAAATATTAATTAAAGATGGACAGACAGAAATATATACTTATTTTAATAAGGGTGACAAAGGTGATGTTGAGGTTAAAGAAGAGCATTTTATATCTTTTTTAAAAAAATGGAATAAATATGTAAGATCAAAGGGTTCTCAAATAGTATTTGTTGCATCTTCCAAAGATTGTAAGGGTGCGAGTGTTTGTTGGAATGATGAAGAATATAAGACGATGAAGGGCAATTGGATCACAGGTGCGGCCGGGAAAAATACTTATAAAAAAACATTGGCCCCTTTTTCCGCGAATGTATCTGATCCATTTAATTTAGAGCATATAAGTGGTACAGTGAATAAAGTAACTACAGACGGGTTGTATAATATTTCATTTAATGATGCCGTGGGTGGTCAAAAAAAAGTGAAAATAGGGGATCTTAAAAATGTAGAAGGTAAACCAATAGTTGATGATACAGTTCAAGTTAAAATTAATAATATAAATATAGTAGATGCATCATTGGATCAAGCTCGTCAAAATTTAAAAAGCACCATTGAGGATCAATTTGATGATTATAATGGTGGGGATAATGGTGGGGATAATCAAACATTAATATTGGGTGTTGCTGGTGCTAGTGGAACAGGAAAAACATATGTAACATTTGAAAGAACTACAAATTTTAATGGAACTGACACTCCAAACAATTTATTATCACGAATATTTGAAATTATTATAGATAAATGTAAAGGTTCTGGTATTAACACACTTAATATAAAATTAGATTTTTCATTATTACATGCTTGGACTGATAAAAAGGAGATAGTAGAATTTATTTATGAAAAAAATTCTATTAAAGAGAAAAAATATAAGGATGTTAAAACATTTGAATTTTACTGTGAAGAAGATATATTAATATATAAACATACCCAGGAAAAAGGCGATGATGGTGAAGTCAAACAGTACACTAGAGAAGAGCAGGAACTACTTGGGGTTAATGAAGATGGTTATAAAACAGAAAAACATAAGTTTGGGGATGTGACTAATAATCCCAAATCCGGTAATAAAATAACAAATACTTATATAATAGCAACTGCAGACAGAGAAGGCGCTAATAATCAGTTGAAAAATATGAAATTATTTATTGATTATATAAATAAACATAGAATTAAATATGATTCAAGAGATTATGCAACAAAATGGTTGGAAAAAATATGTAAAAACTCAAAAGAAATAAATTTTTTTAATGGATATGATACAAACCATTTTTTAAAAGAGGGTAATCGTGGAAATGAAAATTCTAGTAGGGATGCATTGATAATTCGTTTGATAATTCAAATACCAAATAATGACAAAATTTTTTCTATTTATATTATAGATCCACCCGGTTCAGAAAAATTATATCCACCCCAAAATCAGACAGAAATAAAAAAACTTCAAGACTCAATTAAAAAAATAAAGGATGATAACCCATTGACAGTGGGAGAATGGGGGGAAGGTCCTAAATTTAAACATTTTCAATCAATCAACGAAGGTGGAATTCCATTAGTATTTGGCAAAGGCAAAGCGGGGGAAGATTTTAAAAACCGAATTGAACAACATTGGGAAACATATAAACTTAATAAACCCAGAACTACCAATTTTAAAAAGGATTTTTTAGATGAAACCAGATTTATTAATATTTCATTGTTTGCATTAAAATTATTTATGATTAATGGTTTTGAATATAAAGTTAACGAAATGTATAAGGATTGGGAAACCAAAAGCAATCAAAAGAGAATTTACGAACTCTTTAAAGAAGATAGTGCACAAGGGAATACGTGGGATGGAAAATTAGATGTTTATCGTGATTCCACTATAGATAAAGTATCCGTCACGATCGAGGAAATGCTTGGAGGCGAAACCGGGCCGACAATATTGTTTAATAAAGGTACTGAAAAGGGTAGGGATTTGGCGAGATTGCCCTTCAAGAAACAAAACATTAAAGAAGCGATTACAAAAATAATTACAGAATATCCAAATTATAGTAAATCTTTATTAAATTTAACACCTTTAAAATATTTTCAAAATAATTTAACTTTTATAAATACAAATGGGGATAAAACGTGGGTTAAAAATATTGATATATTTTTTAAAGGTGAGAATTATTATAATTATCTGTGCTCAGGGAGGGCGGGAAAGAATGACTGTACAGGTAATTTGACTTTTAAGATTTTTATGGATGGATCATTCAATAAAGTCTATATATATAATAATGATAGTAAAGATGTGCTTAATCCCTTTACCAACCTAACAGCCAGCAAACCTGTGTATGCTTTAAATCCTAGTTTGAATTTTAGTAAATTTGATATTGATATAGAGAAAAAAAAGAAAAAAAAGAAAGGAAAGGAGGAAGACAATAATTATAAAGTAGTTGGTGGTGAATATACGAATTATGAGAATTTGAATTGTTTTGCCGATACATTAGTACAAAATGCTACAGGGTGGAAGTCTAAAGGGGCTAATAAACAGACTATACGGGTAAAAACTGGTAAAGAGGCCCGCCCAATTTATGATCTCCGAGACAGCATTGAAGAAAAAGAAGAACCTATAATTCAGGACGTTACTGACACTTTTTATTATCATTTTTTTAAAGATCCAATAAATTATCTAATTGGGAATATTGATAATGCTAAAAAAATGTTTAATACACCGGTTAATTATTTAAATATGGTAAAATTATTATTTTTAATTGGATTTAAAAAAGAAGAAAAAGAAGTGGTTACAAGAATGCTTGTCTATGCATTGGATGTTAGATTTGGTGAACCCGGCGGTACTCCAAGGACAGAAAATGTGGATGGTACAACCATCGTGGAAAGAAAAAATGTATTACAAAAAGAAATATTGAATACATTATTTTTTCATACTATTGCAAATGATGATGATGATGGATACGTTGGTGTTTGGAAAAAGTTAAAAAACACAAGAAATGAACTTCTCGATTCATTATTAAATACAGATCCCGAAGCGCGGCCCCGCCGACCTATTGGAGAGAGAGGGTCAATATCACCAAAAACGATGAATGATGAGAAAAACTACAACAAGAAAAAGGCAAGTGTTTTCCCCGGTATCGGGAAGAACCGTATATATGAAAAGGACCGTGATGCGCTAAGAAACGCAAACATAGGAGGAAAAAGAACAAAGAAGAAAAAGAAGAAAAAAAGAGGAAAAACAACAAGAAAAAACATAAAAAAAAAGTATTTAAAATAAATATTGAATAAATCAATATAAATATCATTATGCCACCAAAAAAAAGAGGAAGAAAGCCAAAGAAAAAGACCGAAAATAAAGAAAAACCACCACCAAAGAAGCGTGGGAGGAAGCCAAAGGGAGGTAAGATAATGACAGTTGAATCAAAAAAAAAGAAAATAGAAAAATATACACCCAATATTATAATGCATTTGAAAGTATCTAGTATTGATAATACAGCGGGTAACATCACGAGTTTAAAATACGAACCGAATCTTGAAAACCCAGAAGCCTATAATATGGACCAATCAAATTTAAAATATCACAGCATAGAATCCGAGAAAAAAACACCATATAAAAATATTCCACAACCGGTT